TCACGGTTACAACTTCCTCATGAACAATCGGGGGCGCAGGTGCAAAAATCTGAATCTTACGATTAGTCTGGTCATATTTGTAAAGAAGGCCGTACCCGGAATCATCCACAATAGAAAGGTTTTGAACTTCTTTGCTCATTCCAAACGCACTAATTGCAGGCATCTCAACACCACCATTAGGGTAGGTTAATGCACCATCTCCAAACGCTATACTACCACTTGCCATTCTGAGCTTCCCTAAAACATGGCGGTCTGCTGCCGCTACTGTTACGGTTACGTCCGTAGAAGCTAAAGCTGTCATAATAATCTCCTTTGTATTTGCCCGAAGGCGTTAAGATTCTATCTTTGGTTAAGGCAGCCGGGGGTTGCCCGGCTGCCAAACTACAACGCAGTTTCAACTGCGAAGTTTCCCTAAAACATGGCGATCTGCTGCCGCTACTATTACGGTTACGTCCGTACTTGCTCCCGCTGTCATAATAATCTCCTTTGTATTTGCCCGAAGGCGTTAAGATTCTATCTTTGGTTAAGGCAGCCGGGGGTTGCCCGGCCACCAATTTAACTACGCAGTTTCAACTACGTTATCAAGGTTTGCCATTGTCTCGCCCAACATATCCACAACAAGCATAGGGGCAGCATTCCCGGTTGTACCGGAAACTACCTGAACTACGACTTCGTTGCCGGGCTGAAGCTCACCGTAAACATGATTCTGGCAATTCGTTCCATCCCAATACCCACCACCAGCTCTACAAGTAGCTGCGGTTGTAAGAAGCGCAGCAGCAGCCGTAGTAAGCGAACCTTGTGCAGCTTTGTCATACACAAACTGTCCAACAGCCGTAGTGTCAGGGAGCGCCAAGTTTGCAATGGTTCCGTCTGTTCTGTCAGAGCCATCAGAACCTGCCGTGTGCCGCCTGTCAAACTTAATGACAGCAGCCCCAGAAACGATTACCCTGATTACCACTCCAGCATAAACCACCCGGCACTTAAACGGGATGTCAAAATACGCTTCGTCCGCCGTGTTCGATAAATCACACCCAGTTAAAGCCAGAGCTGCCGTTGCATACCTGGGGTATAATACTACTCTTGGGCCTATTCCATATCCTTCCATAATTCTCTCCTTCGGTCTTACCGACCTAAGTCATGCCGAATCTTGATCAACTCAAAATTCGGGGTTTTGTTGTTAATTTCTATTCAATTTTTATAGCAAAAACCGTTTTAACGCTTAGGCGCTCGTGATGCGAATAATCTTCGCCTCCCCGTCGGCGCTAGTGTTCCATACGGAAGCATATTTATAGATTCCCCTCCAGGCAATCGCTTTTGTGCGCCCGAAGTCGGCCTGGTAATTAGGATCAGCATAAAGCTGCGGGGATTCGGCCTCTACATACCCAACACCCTCATCACCAAACACAACCGCTTCGCCTAGAACGGATGAAGCGCCAGCGGTATTTGAAAACGCACCCTCTCTATGGACAGCAATACACCGGATGTTTTCTGCCTTGCCTTCTTCACCCTTGAAAAACAAATCCCCTTTTTTCAAGTACATATGGATCGTCTGCCACAGTGAATCTTCTTTAAGCCCTCGTAGCGTTTTCCGGCAAGAAAGCATTATATACTCATCACCTCTATACGCAGGAACATGAATATCACCAGCCAAATAGTCTGCCAAAACTCCCATATGGGCGAACTCAATATTTGCAGTCGCGGTTGTGCTTGGGGTACCGTCTGTATCAAACGTCCCCCCTGTGAGGGATGTAGGAATAAAACAGATTTTTACATCCGTTGATTTGAAAGCGTCAGCACAAGCAGTATCCAAAGCTCTCTCCATCTGCCGCATTAATGCTTTCTGTAGAAAATCAGAAGGCTTGAACTTGCTCAACTGCTCCGCCAGGTTCTTGTACTCAACCCCACGACCAAACTCAGCCATAGTAACTGTTCTGTTACCATAAGAGGTCGTGTCGATTGGAATGCGAGAGTCTTCTTCAAGTTCAGCCGAAGTCGGGTCATCAATCTCCTTAAGGTGCATAATATTAATAGTCTCGCCACGTCCCTTCATAACCTTATCTACACCGGGAAACGGGTTTGCGAACTGTGCAACCTTGCATTCTCCAACAGCTTGTTTTAAAAGCTCGCCACTTATCTCGTTGTTTTTATAACACCCAACGTCAGAATCATACGTCCAGTTAAAATCAGTCATAATTTATCCTCATATCCTTTCAGATCCTTCTTTCTGCTGCTACCTCCTCGAAAGCGCCAGCAACAGTAACAGGACCTTTGTTGTTTGTTTCCACTGTAGTCCTGCGCACACCGCTACCAAGTACCTTGTTGTTCTCTTGTGTAGCCTTAACCTTTTCCTTTCTATCATCATCCTTTTTGATTAAAGCCGCCTTTAAATCGTTAACCTTGGTTATCGTGTCTTTGATGCGGTCTTCTACAGTGTTGCCTTGTGCACGAGAGCTTATGTCCCAAAAAAGTGTGTAGTCAACTGAATCCTTATCCATATTTAAACCAGAGTCGCGCGCTGTACTGGTTGCGAGAGAGATTACTTCTTCATCTTGCCGCTGCCGGTCATCTGCTGCTTTTCTTCCAGCACTTGCAGCCGCTTCTCTTTTACGGGCAATTTTATCCATGACTTTCAGTTGAATCTGGGCCTGTCTCTCGTAGGGATCGCCATCGAACGCTTCTTCATCTATTCCTCTAAGCTCGTTAGCGAACTCTTCCACAATGTCATTGTCGATTGAAAAATTATCAGCATCCCCTTTTGCCCTCTCCGCCGCTTTCTCTTCCAGAGCAAATATCTTGGCTTGAAGGTCTTTTATCTGCCCAATATCCTTCTCTCTAAGCTTTAACGTTTCACGAGCGCCCTTTTCAGCCTCTTCGTGGCTCTTATACTTAAAGTCCGGGTTAGTTTCTGGTTCAACCTCAGTATCAATTTCCAGATCGGGATCAGGCTCTACTTCTGGGTCAAGCTCCGGTTCCTCAACAGGCTCGTCTTGTGACGAGGTGTCTGCCGGGTGTCCCACAAAAACGCTTTCGTTTTCTTTTAGAGCTTCTTCAACTGATAATACTTCTGGCATACATCCCTCCTTGCGGGTGTCCTTTCGGGCCGCTTTTTGTCATTATGGGTATCCTTTTACGGGCCACAATGAGCTAATTGTTAGAGAGGGTTTGGTATCCTTACGGGCAAACCCTCTGTGTTTTTAAAAAAGAGATTTAGTCTTTTTCCTTATTAACCGTTCGCTTAAATTAATTTTAATCTTTATAGTGTCCAACAGCTTTGAATAAGTCTGGCATTCAGAATCATCAGCTATCAGCACCTCAACTCGCTGAATGAATTGTGAAATAACCTCTTTGATTATTTCACCATTACCACCCGCTAATTCCGCTGCCAAGTCTTGCCCCCTGCCTATTTGCCGATCAATTTGCGATGTGTCTGGTATTTCCTCATGGAAAGGCCGCATTGTCTCTGGGTCTATGTCAAAGCAACTGCCTAAAACATCATTCATTTTATGGCTCCTCAGTTTCTTCTAAAGCCCTAACCATTTGAACGTCTATAAGCGCCATTTCCTTCTCATTTTTGGCCATCTTTTCTTCAAACAACCGGGTATCCTCATCAGCTTTCCGCTCGATTGCTTTAACTTCAGCGTCAGCAACCTGTTGCCGTTGAGCCTTTACTTGTTCGTCAATCTTAGCCGCCTCGTCATCTGTAACGACAATACCTTCATCCCTTAGATTGACTCTTGTCTCAAGAGATTTTAAGAGCTTGAAATGCTTTAGATATGGCTGGTATTCCGGGCCTAATTGCAAAAATATTTCCCTTATAGCCATCACAGTTTCGTTATCTTTAAGGACAGCATTTAACCCGCTTATGCTGTATTCCCCGTCTATTGGAGGTAACGCTATTCCGGTGGGGCTATCTTCATCTATATACTGCCTTGCTGCGTCTTCACCAATAACATCCGCCAACTCTTCAAAGCCTATGTTGTTGGCTATGACATCCGCACCAACCTTAACAGCTTGGATTGCGCCGTCTTCTACGTTGTCTCCCATTAATCCGAAAACGCCCATAGCCTGATCGAGATTCTGTGCAGCTTCTCTGGCTGTTATTTCCCTTTTCCCGATAGAACCTCTAAGAGCATCACTTACAAAATTACCTTCCTGGAAGCTCTCATGTAAAAATTTAAGCGCACCCATAACGTCTGCGGTTTTTGCTCTTCTCTCAATTGTTCTGACTGCCTGGTTGCCGGAAATAGTCCCCCTTGTTGGAAATTGCTTGCCCGGATATGAATCAATATCATCTTGGTCTACAAGAGAGGTCGTTTCTATTTCCGTCATCGGGTTCACAACCCAGTTTAAATTATCTGTATATAAAGCTAAGATGCTGCACATTAAATACCAAATAGACTGCACACCCTTTAAAAGCCCCCGCCCTTCAAACCTAACAAAGTCCGGCAATGGGCTAAAAGCTGTCCCAGGCCACCTGTGAGCCGAAAAAGGAGGTAATTTGGGAAGACCTATCACATTATTGCCAGCGATTGTGTATGTCGCATCCGGTAACAATAATTCTCCCCTGCGGTCTAAAACCGTACCCCAAAACTCGGAAGTTAAAAGCGCATGGCGGTATCTGCCACGAGTAGAAATCTTATTCTTTCTGCTTGCAACTTCTTCTTTTGTGAGGTTATGGTCTTTAGGAACTTCCGATTGGTTTTTAGCTCTCTTTACATTTATATACCGGCCTTCTGTTTCTCCCTGCAATAGAACATGGTAATCTACATATTCCTGATGTATCCAATATAATCCAGATTGCGAAAGCCTGGCAGCAGCATCGGGGTCTCTGTGAAGTTTCCACGGCTCAACAGTCTCATAACTTAAACCAAAACCGGGAACCCATGTCGGTATCAACTCCATAGAAACACCAACTGCGAACCCCATTCCGGTACTGTCTGTAAATCTAACCGGGAAATTCGCTTTGTCCCTGCTTAACTGGTCTTTTAATAACGTCTCCCACAAGATGGCTGCATCAGGGTTGTTCTTGTTTGCTATTGATAAGAAGTCAGGGGTAAATGCCTTCCTGACGGCGCTCATAGCAAACTGTACCGAACTGTGAGGCTTAGGTATGACCGCTTGCGATTGCCACGGCTCTTTATTAGCAAAGTTAGGTGGCTTATCCTCTTTATACATCCGGTAAAGAGAACTCTGGTCTGCCCTAATATGCCTATTTGCCTCTACTGAAAGCCTTATACAGTCTTGACAATAATCAACAAGATGCTTTTCGTCCTCTACTGCGTAAGCTTGGGCTGCACCTTCTCGCTCCTCTAACTCCTGCCTGTCCCTAATGGTATTAGCCGGGTTTGTTTCAGTTATTTCCCGTAATCTCTTTTTTACCTGATCTATAACGTCAACTTCGGGAGTCATTGCTCTCCTAAAATAAAAAACCCCTTACCGGAAACCTTGCGGAATCCAATAAGGGGTCAATAGTGGTTGAGTACCCTTTTATTTTATCTGTGCATTTTCTTCTGTCTTATATCCTGTTACCTTGCCGTTGCGCCCATGAATTTGTAAGAGGAACGCTTTTTCAGGTTCAGATTCT